TCAACACGCATGTTGGCGATTACTGTTCGAGCGCCTTTTGCATACGCCTCAGCAAGGAACTTGTTGTTCTTGGTGACGGGGTCACTGGTGATCGCGTAACCCTTGTTAAAGGTGTCACCTACCGTCCAGCCAGGGCTGCTGCTAACAACACGAAGCCGAGGCTTGTCCCACACATAGGATCCATAGAGTTCAGGCTGATAGCCAGGTCGTGACTGCAAGCCAGGCGAGTAGACGCTGGTACATGTCACCTCGATCGCAACACTGCGGCTGCCAATGGTTTTATAGATAGTCCGAGATCGAGTCTGGTTGGGATACAGCTGCGGGAAGCCAAGCACCTCAGAACGCCAGCCATGAGCCTTGCCGTGGTCAGTGTCATACGCCTCAGTGTCGTAATCAACGATTGACACCAGGGTTGCGCCGGTGTTGGTGTCGCTGACGTCATAGCCGACTGCCTTACCTGAAGTCTCAGGGTTTGTAACTAGCGTTGCTTGTGCAACTCGCCTACCTGCGTATTTGATGACGAAATCGCCGTAGGAGCTAGATGCAATGATCGACTGCATCGTTCCAGTGGAAGCATCCAGCTGTTCAAAGATCTCGTTTTCGTCAAAGCGCAAGGCCACATCCCCAGGCAAAGGCTCGAACCTGAACTCATACTTGTCTTCCCTAAATGGGAAATAAAGCCTCACGAAGTTGTACTGATCAACAGGCTGGTTGCCACGAACCACAAACTGGTTGTTCAGTGGGCTCCATTCATAAGGCTTGCCTGTTGGATCAAGACCTGCCTTGCGTACTTTGATCGTGAAACACGAGGACCTGTACGTGTAGAGGTTCATCACGCCATTGGTGATCGTGACGTTGTCGGCGTCAAAGTCTTCCAGCTCGCTTTCTGTCGGGATCTCCTGGAAGTTGCAAAGCCCATTGAACTGCTGCCAAACCTGGCTGCGAATGCCAACTTCGATAACATCGCATTTCCTGACTGCCCGCACTAGCCCCATTGCCTGATAGGCCAACGGAGAAGCGGCTAGACCAATGTGATTTTTAGAGTTTAAGTTTTCACCCGGCTTTGCTATGCGTTGAAGATACCTGCTGTCTTTGTCGAAGATCATCAACTTTGAAGCGAGCGTTATGAACGGAGTGCCGAACCGCTCAACGCATTTCAGTTCAATAATCTGCTCATTGCCGTCTTCAGTCCAGACCGGAACATGCCTTTTCTCAATGACCCAGGTCATGCGACCAATCTGGATTGTCTCGCCTAACTGCAGCAGGTCGTCAGCGCGGGCTCTTTCGTTAACACTGCGGCTTTGAAGGTCTTGCTGTGTAACGCCGCCCTCAGTCGGGTTGTACTTGTAATCGAACTCAAGGACACTAATTAGAAATCTGACACGCCAACCAATATCAACGGCAACATCGATTCGCTCTGTTGCTTCGACCCAATCGCCACCAGGTGCTCGGTAGGCATAAAGGCCCATCATGCGGCCATAGCTACGACCCACGCCTGGCATCCCCTTGTTGTCTGTGCCGCAGATCTTCTCCCGTTCTGCCTTGGGACGAGCTTCGCCGTCTTTGCCGCTTAACTCATCCAATCTGCTGACAACCTTCCAGTTGACCCGCTGAATGGTGCCACTAGGGATGATGTTGTACGTACCAAAGGCTGTATCGCCTGTTGGGGTGTAGCTATAGGAAAATCCTGTATCGACTTCAGCTTCAGCAGTTGGACAACTGAAGATTTCATCCTCAACTTCAGGGTCGCCTGATGCTGGCGTGCCTCTGGTGCCGCTGATTAGATCACTTGCCTTAATGCGGTTGTTGCCCGGCCCAGACCTGTAGTAGACCGCATAGTTGTGCTCGCTTAGCTTTGAGAGTGGCTGCGTCCCGACGTAGGTGCTTTCAGGGGCAGGAGTGGCAGCGCCCCATTCGCCTGCGGCGTAGAGAAGCTTTGCGACCTGTTTGCTCCCATAGCTGAACAATCGAGACCAAACCAGGTCAGGGTTGATCAGCAATCCACCGGAGACAACACCGTCGGCGTTGACATACTTGCCGAAAGGAATCGGTACCGTCGTCGCCCACGTTGCGATCTGCCCGACACTGTCGAACCCGTAGGTGCTGTTATATCGCGTCGGGCCAGTCAAATCCGCTTGTTGGATCTGCCTGCGTTCTTCACGCTCTTGCTGCTTAGGCTTTGGCGCTAGCAATACACTCACGCCTGTCAGGATTGCTCCAACAGCAACCGAGACGAGGACGCTGACCGGATCACATCTAATGTCTGGGACGTGGTCGTATTCAGCCGGTCTAGGTTTTGCGTTGCGTTCTAGCTCTAGCTTGAACGCGTAAAACTCCTCATCGGTTAAACCGATTGTCTTCGCAAGCTGTTTTTCGTACGGAAGCAGTACAACGGGGATTCGCTGTGGGCCGATAAGGGGTGCCAAATCACGGCCTTGGTTGCTTCGCTTACCGTCAACAGACCCCGATCCCATACAACTCCAAATGCGACGTGGTCGTTTTTGAACAAAACGGTGTCCCCACTGTACGCAGGCCGAGAGACCGGAATCCCCCACCGCCTGATGTCACGCATGATCTTGAAACTGCTGGCGTTGTACCAGTCGGGATCAAATCGCGGGGTCTCTATATCAAGGCATTCCAGGACACGGTAAACGAGGTTGATGCAGTCAATGGTGCTGTCACTCCCTGTGCCGCCAAGGCGGTAACGCATCCCGATTAGATCAGACGGAGATGCGATTCGTCGTTGGAAGGTGGCCACAAAGCAAACGGTTGAGACGACGGTTGGGGACGTTACCTCGAACAGCATCCAAGACGCTGGTTAGAGACAACACCACCCTGGTCTCGTCCCATCTCCCAGCACTGACCTGTCCTGTGTAGTTGTAGAGCCTGTGTTTGTCAGGGTCATTAGCGGCAACCTTTGAATCTGTCGGGTCAACGCGCACGACTCGAATGCGTGCCAGCCAAAACTGCTCAATCGCCTGCGACGCCCAGTCACGGGAAATATCGCTGTTAGGAAAGACCAAGTTTGATTCGATATTGCCGCCGTTGCGGTCCACCGTAATGCCACTGAAGCCAAAGGGCAGGAAGGTATGAATGCCATTCACCCATTCCACATTTTCCCCGATGTAGAAATTCTGGAAGCGGTACTGAACCGCAATGTCGGGGATCGTGAAGGTTAGGTAATGGGCGATGGCGTAGGTGTCTTCCATTTATAAGCCAATCCGACGACGGGAGCCTGGGTTCATCTGCAACCTGCGTAACGTGCGAGCTTCACCCAGCCTGCTGGATTGTTCAATGATCTTAGGTAGCTCTTCTTTCCGAATGTACTCGTTGCCGCCAAATTGGGTGATGCCCCCATTGATGGTGATTGAGGTTGGAGCCTCTGCTATAGCTGCGCCGCCGCCACCGATAGGCGAAGGTCCGTTAACAACGTTGTCTCCAGTTGCACCGCCAGCGTAACGCTGCATTGCATCAGCCATCTTGGATTCAGGGATGACGTATTCAGGCTCACCACCCTCTCCAACAATTGCCCTGGTTGGGCCGGTGACGTAACCACCTTCGGCAAACGGTTTTTGACCTCCAAGGAATTTACCAATACCTGTGCCTACACCACCCCCACCACCGCCAAAAGCTTCCAGAACCGTTAAGAACAGTTTCTGCGCCAGCATCTGGGTCGCCATGTCGATAAAGGCTCTGCCGATGTTCTCAAACATCCGTGCAAAGGCTTGCTCTACGGTTTCAGTTCCTTTTATAACTCCGACGATTGAGTCACTCAAGGCAGTGGAAATTTCACTGGCAATAAAGCCGTATTGTTCAAAGAGTTGTTGCTGCCTTAATAGCTTTTGTTCAGCTTGGTCTAGCAGGTCCAACTCCGTTCTTCTTTGGTCTAAGAGTTCAGTCTGCAAGCGTTGCTGCGCTCTCAGGTTATCTAGCTCTTTGCCCTTATAGACCCCAGAAGCTATTTCATTGTCTAAATCTAGGATCTGTCTCTTTATTTGAGTTAATTCGCTATACCTACGATTTTGTTGTTCGATTACTTGCAGCTGTTGTGCCAAGGCGTCGCCACCAAATGGATTTGCAAGCTGCGCTTGAATTGACTGGAGTTGACTACCCGCCTGGAACGAACTATCTGCCTTCTG